CGACGAATTGAAGCAACTCCTTCAATATACGGGAGAGTATAGCGTATACTTGTACGATAAGGAATTGAAAAATATATATTACAAAGGGAGCATAATGAACGATTGGATGAGAAACAAAAATGTGGAACAAATCGTTCAATATGTAGGTTTGGCAGAATTTGGTAATTTTATCAAAACAATATTGAGAGTGTCATCGTTTATCGAAGAGTTTCGGACAATCTTCTTGGGTATGGAGAAATACGAACTGTATAATAAATTTGAGAATTACGAAGAACGATTGTTCTACGGAATTGTGTCGAACGCTTCAATATATGTAAACAATTAAATAAATGCTTAATATTAATTAGATGTGTATTAGATAATGTCGTCGTCAAATAAATCCATTAATGCTTTTCCTATTTACATTTCAAGTTCTATATGCGCATCCTTATTTACACATCCTATAGATGTTGTTAAAGTCAAACTTCAAACGAATACTGAATATTCCCCAACAAAACTCATCGTCAATCAGTTCAAAAACAACGGGGTATCTTTTTTGTTTAAAGGACTGAGAGCGTCCATATTACGGAACGCTTCGTTCGTTACCACCAAAATGTTTACCTACGATTACTTAAGGTCGAATTATAACACCAACTCTTTTTCAAACAAAGTAATGTGTGGAATGGGGGCTGGATTGACCGGTTCGTTGATTGGCACTCCCTTCGATTTGATTATGGTAAGAATTCAAAACGACCCCAACCAATATCCAAACATATTCACCACTGCACACAAAACATACACAAACGAAGGGTTTTTCAATTTTTGGAACGGATTGAATTATACCATGAGTCGTGCTATGATTGTGACTGCTTGTCAATTTTCAGTATATGAAGAAATTAAACAAGGATTAAAAAATAAAAGTTGGTGTAACGAATACAATAGTTTTGTGATATCGTCAATATCATCTTCGATACTTACAGGATTGTTATCTAATCCAATAGATATGTGTAAAACGAGAACTATGAATCGATGTAAAAATGCAACAATAACCACAATTGTTCGTAACGAAGGATTCTTCTCCTTGTGGAAAGGTATTTATGTAAATATTGGAAGACAGATCCCTCTTAATCTAATTCGCTTTAGCATTTTGGAACTATTCAAACAGATGTTATCCGAATAACATACAGTTGGGATCTAAGGTATATTTTTTTTCGTCTGATTGGATGTTACATTTTTTAATAATATTTTTGTATAACTGTTTTGAATTTGTTGAATTTGAACTTCGGTTTCGTCTGAACAGACCACCACCTCCCGTTTTCTTTTTGAGTTCCCTTCTCAAGCATTTGGTGTCCAAGAAGACATCCGTGGTGGGTTTCATACAGTATTTCATCAGTTTTTCCAATTCGTATTCAATCTCTTCTGAATTTTCGTTCGATATTTTTTCCATTTCAATGTTCGATATGATACACTCTGCTCTGTAATCCTTACATTCTTCGTCTGTCATCCCCGAACACAACATCTCTTCAATCGGTTGATATTCGTCGGTATCATTTTTGTAATAGTGTTTGGCCAAACACGAAAACTGTTCTGTAATCTTGTGGTTGTAATAGAACAATACCAAAAATATTAAAAAGACAAGTATTGATGTTATAATCATATTTATTATATTATTCAATTTAAATAAATTAAATGAATTACATTTTATTTTCAATGCTATACTTGTGTGTCGATATTATTTGGATCTCTATAATGTCAAACTTGTTTTACAAAGAACAAATAAAAAAAGTACAAAATCAAGCACTAACATTTGAATATGTACCCGCTGTATTGGCGTACATCACATTATTAATAACTATGTTTTGTATATGTATACCATTATCAAAATATTACAAAGAGTACCACCCATCGTTGGTGTTTGGTTTGGTTGGATTCTGTGTATACGGGGTGTATAATTTCACCAACGGAGCGATCTTTACGAATTATAACTGGAAATTCATTTGTATAGACACTTTGTGGGGATTTATTTCATTTGCAATATTCGGACTTGTGTATAAGATGATCGAATAATTCATTTCCAATAATTTCTTAATTCTCTGGATCTTGATACAGACGGTTTGGATAACATTAAGTTCTTTCTCTCTAGAAACCCAGATATAGTCGACAATTGTTCAGAATTATATTGGAGTTTGCTCATTATCTCGTTATGAAACTCCTTCAACTCCACCTGTTGCATGTCTATATGTTTCAATCGAATCTCGTTGTTATCTTGAACTCCTTTCAATTTAATATCGTGACTATTCTCAATACTTTTTAGTTGTAATTTGTTGGTTTCTTTTATATTTTCGATTCTATCGTCGATGCTCTTTTTGTGATACACATCCGAAACCTCATGCTCCAGTTTATCGATTCTATTAACCAAACAATTAATCTTTTCTTCGTTACTGTCTGCTTTTTTTAAACACGACATGTTTGACAATACCTTTAGAACAACGTCCATCGCGCTTTATTATATGTATTTAAAAATTGAAGTTAACCAATTTATAAGCTCAAATACCACAATATGAGCTTATACGAATATCTCGCATACACAGGAGCTACGCTTTTTGCGTTCCATATGATCCCTCAGATTATTAAAATATCTAAGAGCAGATCTGCTAAAGATATTTCTTATATATGCCTGTTTATTAACATTATTAGTATGTGTCTTTTAAGCATTTACGGATATAACAAGGACGTCAAATCTTTGTATTTAACGACCGGTATGAGTTTGATAAATGCTATGTGTGTGGTGTTTGTAAAGTTCTTTTACGACAAGTTTGACCAATACGATATAGACACTGCTATCTAATTATACAAATCTATCTTTTGACTATCATTATTTACATACCATTTATTAAATGGGATAAACGTATTTAGTATTTCCTCGATTTTCTTTTCTTTTTTAATTAATTTATGTAAATGATATAACACCCATTTCTGAATCACATTCATTGTTGTTTCTTTGTTTTTAAAAAAATTACAAAATTTGGTTTTATCGATATCGAACGGCAACTCGTTACAAAAGCTTTCTAACTGATCTTGAGACACACCGTTCTCAAACTTCACCGAGTAGTCTATTCTTCGTAAAAAAGTCTTGTCCAACACATCTATTTTGTTACAAGTTATTATGATGATTAACTTCTTGACCTTACATATTCCGTCCAATATGTTTAATAACCCAGAGAAGGTTATGGAATGCCTCGTGTCATCGTGCGTCTTTTGAGGTGCAAACAAATGATCTATATCTTCGATTAAGAACAAACTGTTTTCCGGTATGTTTTTTATACTTTTACGCAACACCAAATCGTCAATTTTGTTGGTAAAATCCAAGGAGCATATGTTTAGATTGAGTTTGGACGCTATCACAAAACTAGTCGTTGTTTTACCTGTTCCTGGATAACCATAAAGCAGGTAGATACGGGTTTGGGGAATTTTCATCTTTTGGTAAAACTTACAAATGTCCTCGTTGTGATAAAAGTTATACACATCATCAAACAGATTCGTTTTGATATCCGAAGGTAAATACAAAGTTTCTATGTTTCGTTTCTGGTAAAAATCGTTCTTTTCCCATTCATGGTAATCGTTGAATACGTAATGGGTTATGAAATCAGATTCAATTTGTTTGTAATCGTTTTGCATGAACTTGTACACATCGTTGAACATTTCGGTAAGTAACTCATTATCTTCCGTGTCCAACTCCAAATGCAATTGCTTCTTGTTGATGATTATTTTTGATCTAGACGCAACATAGTTCTCATTACCTTTGGTCTCGTGGACAAATATCTTGGTTGTCTTGTACATACACGAGTATATATTGTCTTGCTCGAATTGTGGTAAAAATATGTGATTCTCTTTGTTAAACACATCAATATAGTGATTGTTTTTATATACAGTGATTAACTCCGACACATCGGTATTGAGTTTACATATCTTGTTCAAAAAAATTAAGATGCTCTCATAAAGATATGCATTGTTGTTAGATATATTAAGTTTCATTTATAAACTTATTTGATATGCATTTGTTTAGATACATTTTTAGAGTGGTTTGAATATCTCAACATGCTTTTCTAATTTCAAAATATCCTTTTTAGAATATAATTCCAATATCTTATCATACTCAATCGGTACTATCGATGTTAAAACCCAATATGTATCATTCTCTTTTTTCTTCAAAAATTCTATAACTCTATGCATCGGTTCATTTTTTAGAAGTTTTTTTACAACTATCTCTTCGTCTTGTTCTCTCCATATGGTCCTCAACCAACCTTCATCTATCGTCCGACCTATTGCCTCTAAGAATTTTTCTTGATCGATTCTTTTGTATATCATCAACGACTCAACATAAGACTCTTTTTCAATTACTTCTTCTCCAACTTCTTCTCTTGTAGATTCATCATTTATTTTCCTTATTTGTATTACTATTTCATCCATATTAACCTTGTTGTTTAACATAGTTCCAATTCTTTGAGGTGTAATGTATGTGTTTTTGTTTTTGAATTCAACCATTTGTTGTTCCACTATAAGACTCAATTTATTCCTTAATTTGTAAAAGTCACCAATTGTATTAAGCGATTGTGCTAAGCTCTTTGTTAATTCGTATAATTGTGTTCTTGGTGTACTTGCTGGTTTGGATGCGTTCGGTATAGGTGCGTTCGGTATAGGTGCGTTCGGCCTAGGTGCGTTCGGCCTAGGTGCGTTCGGCCTAGGTGCGTTCGGTATAGGTGTTTTGTATTTAAGATACTGAACACATAGTGTCGCTTTATTACCTGATACTTTTACGTTCTTGTTTCCTTTCTTTTTTTCTCTGAGAATTTCTTTTAGTTTTGTGATCGTAAAATCTTTACAATTATTCATTTATTATAGATAAACATTATTTTTAAATTCTAGAGAAATTCTTTTTTTCTTGTGAACTAATATTTCCATATACAATGAAATCTGATGCAACAGCAATACACAATTAAAACTTATGTTGAGAAGCACTGTTTGAAGAACAATTCAAAATCGTGCAAAACCAAACGGAAAGAGATCAAAGTGTTTTCAACAAGTTTTGTTCTGGATAATACGAAAAGAAAAATGAAATTAATCCTTTGTAGTAGTAAACAAATGTTTGTCTAACACCTGTTCGATTCGTTTCTCCCATTCGTCGTCCTGATCCACATACCACAAATAATCCTCCTTCGGTTTGCGTATTGTATAAAACAACATATGATTGGTCGCTCTTTCAATATTTGTGGGTTGATCGTAATATCGTTCGTGCACATACGGACAATTGATAGTTAATATTGTGAATTTCAAATACGGATATTTTTCTTTTATTATGGATACCAATTCGATGGGATATTTTTTGTAATGCAATAAGAAGACAACATGTTCCGTCGTGCTCAATAAATCATTAAAATTATTTATTCTGTTCTTGTATCGTTCGCAGAATAACTCGTAATCGTTTCTAGCAAACTCCAATAATTTATCAGCATTATCCGATTCGTGATTAAAAATGATTGTGTAATCACGGTGCGTGATGTGACCGTTGGAATTGATGTACAGTCGCGTGGTATTCAAGTAATTATCAAAATCGTTCTCTATAAGACTACAGGTGGTTTCGTAGTCGTGCCAAGCGAGATCAAATGGACAAGACAGTTCCCCGTGTGCTTTGTTCTTTTTGAACTTGAATTTGGTGGCCATGGCTCTGGGTAAACAATCGACACCCAAACTAATCACCGTATTTGTTTCTATTCTTTCGGGTTCGTTTAAGAACGGTATGGCCATCACTTGGTTGAAAAAGAAATCACCGTAATATTTCCCTGACTCTTCCAATTTAATCAATTGTTGATGTGCTTTTTCCAATAATTCATTATTATTCAACATATCGTGCACTTCGTGTAGATGATCGAAGAACAAACAGTAATCCGATCCCAAATACTCTTCGGTGGCGGGTAGTCTGTTTATGATGATAGGGATGTGTCTTACAATGGCTTCAATAACGGCGTTGTTACAAGAGCTGTCGTACAAATCCAATAATATCACACTATCTTGGAGGAAGTTGTCATAATCTTCATTGGACAATTTCAGTATGTTCACCTTTTTGGTTGATTGAATAATGCTTGATAGTTTGTGTTCGTTGTATATTTCTTTTTCCAAACATCTAAAACCATACTCTGCTCTGTTGATCCAGTATTTGTTCCAATCGTCAGGTATGTTTACATCCCATATGGAGGATAATTTCCTCAACCAATACCCTACTTGCACGAGTTTCTTGTTTACACCGCTCCATTTGTATTGTGATGGTTCAGTAGGATGATATACCACCTCTATCTCACAGGGCCATCCACCTAATTTTAACAATTCGTATTTCAAATACTCGCTCAGAACGATCAAACCTTTGCAATTGGTTAAAGATAATTGAAATTGTTCATTTTTAATCAATTCTTGAGGACTGTTTTCGTGATCGAACCACAAGGGCACATTGGGAGGGTTGTGAATGATTCCCACCCACGGTGTGGTAAATATTCCGTATGTGTCAGCGTCTATTATTTTCTTTTGTGATAAACTCGATTTCACCCATTCATCACCGTTCCAATACACAGACAAGTCATCCTCTAAAATAGCGTATTCGATTCCGTTGATCATCTTAATATTATTAAATTCAACCGAATAAGCCACATTATTAAAATACACACCCTTGTTTTCGTTGTATTTTAACTTGTTCCAACACCACATCTTCTCCACAAAATCAACCAATAAATATCCGTTCGGATTGTGTATTTTTTCACAATATTCCGATACATAATTCCATCCAGAACGGTGATCTGGAACACTTAACATATTAGAACAGTCCAAACCGGGTTGATAAACAGAGAGTATATTTGAATCGAATTCATCAAATACTGGTTCTTCATATTGTGGATATTCGGTCTTTGTCATATTCGTTTTGTCTTTATAAATAAAACGATAAAGACACGATAACATAGATTTAATCATTTAATTTTTTTAATTAATTAAATCAAAATAAAAGATTTACTTAATTTAATTAAATTTGCAAAATGAAAAAAAGATTTTTGATTTTGATTTTAATATTTATTACTTCTTTATTAAGTATAACCAAAAAATCAATCACAAAAGTAGCTTTGTTAATTTCTGGAAATTCCCGTACTTTGTCAAAAGTCCAACATCACATTTTAGAGTTCATAAATCATATCGAGAAGAAAAACAATGCTGTTGTCCATGTGTATATGTGTCTTGATAAAAAAACGGATAACATTAGATTACCCAATGTGAAAGCGGTACGATACGATACCACAAACATCAATAAAAGGGATGATTTTACATATCAAATGCATAGATGGAATTTGTGTTACAATTCCATATCAAACAAAAATCAATATGACTGGTTTATTAGAACTCGACCTGATATTCATCTGTTAGAGTATGATATAGATTTTAAAAAACTAGCAAAAGACAATCTGCATGTTCGATACCGTTGGACAAATATGGACACTTTAGAGTTAGAGAAATGTTCTTGGAAAGACAAAAATAAATGCCCGAAAGGACCGATCAATGTTGTCGACGATCAATTCTTTATCGCACACGCATCCATCGCGAAACAAGTGTTCTCCATTGAACAAGGCAAATACGATTATGAGGTCGATTCAATTAAAAAACAAGAACATTTTTTCACTTACATTGTAGCGTCGCATGGTATCAATACCACACCATTGAAGATAAAAACAAAAATAATGAGATAAACTTTACTTTTTAAACCATTTCATAAAAGTATCAATTGGGTAAATAGTCCAAATATGGTGCAAACCCACGGGATCCGGATGGTGCATCCACTCTACAGAAAACCCTTTCGCCATTTCATAATCGGGTATATCACTGTCTTTCAAACAGTTGGTAATATGTACATCCTCTCCCATTTTAGTTGGTTTTTTATGTTGGGAACACACTTCTATCATTTTGTCCACCTTTCGTAAGGAAAAACCTCCGTTTCCTATTTTTTTGTTCCCGATTTGGATATGTGGATTATCGGGAAAATCGTTAGGATAGCCTGTCCACGGAGCGCCCACATAGGCGTATTCAAAGAACACATCAGGTATTTGTTTCCGAATAAACGAATCCCATTCCATTTTAAGAATGAATTGTGTGTTGAAGTGTTTATAAAAATCTACATCACAACATATTTCGGCATATTTCATTCTATCGATGTTATCAAATGAGTATTCGACAAATTGCACATTTTGCCAATCTTTCACGAACTCCTTCACAAAAGCACCGTTGTCCGTACCATGCACGATATAAAGGGATACATCATTACCACCATATATATGTGCTATTTGATAAAGAATGTATTTTAACCAATGTTTTCGTCTAAACTCTATCAAACATATCCCTAATTTATTACCATCGGGAATATGGAATACTTTATTGGTGTCCATAGGCTCTTTGATGGTCTCTAAAAAGGTTTCGTATACGGATTCGGCAATTTCATGTTCCATTTTTGTATAATATGTTATATAATGTGGTTAAATGGATTTTATATAATTGTACAACCTATAACATTGCATTTTGCTTATATGGTTTCAATCGACATTCAAATTATTTAAGAGACCTAAATACCTTTTTCGAACATTTCTTCAAAATACCTTTTAATATATACATATACTATGCATTATATGATACATAGACAGAGTTTAAAAATGAAAAAATTAATGAAACACAAATACTCCGTATGTTGCGTCAATATAATTTTAATGTCAAGCATATAACTATCAAAAAATCATCATACTCGGAACATGATTGTTTAAAACAAATTAAATCAACTGGAGCTATTGGTGTTAAAAATAATATAAAAAATACATTTTTACATAGAGAATACAGTATGTTTTGTGGTATGAAACATTGCTTCGATATGATCGATTCAAATATACATTTTGATTATGTTTGTATTTCCAGATTAGACTGGGGAATAAATGAAATTAATAATCTTAAACATACCAATGTTGTTGATTTATTAAACTCGTCTATACCAGAAATAATTTGTGGTCATTTAAACGGTAGTATCGATCGAGAAAACAATAACCTTTCAACCGATCCAAGATTTGTTTTAGGTAAATACAAACATATGCAATTTTTTAGCGATTTGCCCGAACTTTTTTTGAACCATGTGCGCGAACGAAAACTATGTGTTGATAGAGTGATGCATGATCATGCATTTATATCATATGTGATTAATAACAAACTACAATACATAGTTTTGTCCCTTCATGAGATATTCTCAACTATCGCTCATAAAAATGACAAAATTATAGAAAATCATAAAATTAATTTGAGCAATGAAGAAGAAAAAAGAATAAAAGTAATATACGACAGAATAAATCTTCAATCTTAATCAACCCAAAACTTTTTCTTTAACAATCACACAATCAATTATATGAAATATTTTAAAATAATCATACCCATAAATATATAGGTAATGTGCATATAGCGCTTGATTTGTAAAACAAGATAATGTATATCTTGAATTTGAATATTTATCTTGATTCTTTAATTCATTCCCATACCAATGTAACAAAGACGAATCGTCCTTTGTGAAAATATTGTTAAAGTAATCATAGAAACCTTCTAATATGTTATACTTACTCAGTAGAAAAAAGTCTCCCACGAAGATTGGTGAATGATTAGGTTGATTATTGATAATTATTTTATCCTCAAGTAAATTTAAATCATTTAATAGAATATTTTGTTTAAAAATCAAATCCCATCTTAACGATATATAATATTCGTAATCCGTATCTTTAATCATATTATGAGATTTTGATATACTATACGCAAATGAATATGAATTTTGAAAAAGATCATGTAGTTTAATATCATCAAAATATTTGTGATTTGGATGTCTAAATTTATATATATGCTTTAGTTTTTCTTTATAATTTTTGATATTTTTATATTCTTCGTAAAAGTCTATCTTTTTATCTAACTGTATATCAATTTTATCAACATTGTCAATATTTTCAAATGTTTTTTTAATTTTATCAACATGTTGATGATCATCTGCCCATCCAAAACCGTATATATCAAATAAATAATCTTCGTTACAATCAATTAGATTTTTTATTATATTGTCGATTGTGTTTGTATATGAAATGTTATACGATAACAAATTCTTTGAGTCATAAACAGTTGTTTCACATAAACCTCGGAATGCTAAAGCAACTTTTCTCATTTTCATACTTATTTTAATCATATTTTTAAATATGTGTTAACATATCGATTTGTTCATTAGTCAAACCATACTGATGAAAAAACTCATGAGTTTTATATCCCTTATCGACACATGATGATTTAATTTTTCTGAGAATTTCTTGATCTTTCCCGCATTTTATGTCATCTGCAACGAGTTTCTTTTTCATATTTAATTGTACGAACTGTGGAACTGTTTTTTTCGAACCAAACATATTTGTAAACATCGTTGCATTGTTGTAACTCATTATAAAATGGAAATCTTCATGTGTATCACTATTTACATAAACATTATCATTTTCATATTTTTCTAAATGTAAATCCTTGTATAATAATCCATCTGGACGATATGATATAACATAATCATATTCTACATTATGTTCTTTAGCATACTCTTCCATTAATTTTAATGATTTACAAATACTCAATTGTTGTGATGTGTAGGCAAAGTTCTTGATAATATTTATTTTAATATTATTCTCATAATCCTTGTTATTTTCGTACAATGTTCGTTTTGGGTGATATAAATGTTCCATTTTAGATTCAATGTCTTCATTCCAACAATGAATAAATATGTCAAATTCATAATCAGGATTTATATTTAGTAAATGTTTCGTTAGCGAAATTTGAACTGTTTCAAATGGAACATAAGGTGAATCTGTTTCGTATATGTCACAAATTCTTTTAGAATAATGACCACTTCTTATTTTGTCCATAGCTCCTCTAAAACACAATGCTACCCGTTTTCGTTTATAAATGTGGTTAAATTTAATTAATTCAGAGTGTGTTAATGAATATTTAAATACTTCACAATTCTTCCAATAGGAATTACTGTGAAACTCCACTTGTTTTTGTAATAAATATCCTGCAATACATACATGTAATCTATTTGTTTTAATAACTTTAAAATTCATCAGGTAACTAAGTATGTCAAATACGGTTTTTTCAACAAGATGTTCATTCTTCATATACCGATCATAATTGATTCGATCAGAAATATCAATATTATTTGGTACATTTATTACAGTTCTCTCCACATCATTTCTAAAACAGTTTGTATATTTGTAATTGTTTATTTGTTTTATTTCTGGAAGCCATGATAAATTTATATAAAATGCCATATCTTGAGATATATACGAGTTGTGTTTGAAATGTCTTTGACAATTATAATATGATGAAACATCTCGTGTTATAATTGTTACATTATCTTTCAATTCTTGTAATAATCTAACTTTATCAATTGTATGAGGTAATATTAATATCTGATGATTCTCGAATGATCTCAAAAAATGCTCACAATGCATATAATGTGATACTAGATTACCTCCACCACTGTAAATTAATTTATCATTTTTTGTTATAGTGTTATTATCCTGAATTATTTTGTAATTGATGTTATGTTTTTTCAAAAAATGATATGTTCCTAAAGCTATTAATGCATCTCCTCCATTTCCTTCATTGGGAATAATATAAACTTTGTTATCCGAATTAATATATAATTTAATTAATTTGACTAATTCTTGTTCAGTAAGTTCATTCTTCGATGGTACACTGATATTTGTGATCTCATTGATCAAATTTAGATGTTTCAAAATTTCCAATTGTTTAACAATAGGTAAAGTAAATTTTCTTTGTTTGTTGTACATTTCTAATAGCTTTACATGTTTCATTTTAATTAGATATCCTTGATTATCAAATATCATTATATCCTGGGGTTTTTCAGTATTCAAAATACTTAAAATGTTATGAATACTTTCGTTATCAGCAATAATATAGTTGTTGTTGTCGTTATTACTAGATTCTCCAAGTTGTAACAATTTATGAAACACATTATTCTCTGTATTTTTATCGAAGTGAATATCTTGAATATTTAACATAAGCATATCATTTGTTTTTGTCATGGAATCATTTGTATAATAATTGTTTGAACATTCGTCTAATAGATGGGAAATATTTCTATTATAATCATATACAATCATTTTTTATATCTTTTATTATTCCATTTAAATAATAATGTTGACAATATTACATAAACCGATATTAAATATTTGTTTTTGTTTTGATAACAATTTGATACATTTTTTATCGTATGTGATTGTTTCCATATTGAGAAACAATTTCCAATATGCAATTTGCTTTCATTTGATTGTAGACGATTCTGTTGATATGAAATTTTGTAAAAAACTGTTTACAAAACAACTTTTCCCAAATTTACAATTCAAGTTCTATAACAAGAATTGGTGTTTCAATTACAATGGTCTAAAACATATCACAAAAACAACGATGATACGATTATATATACCGGAATTGCTTTTTAATTGTTCGAAAGTCATATATTTAGATGTGGATGTTATAGTAAATTGTGATTTATATAAAGCCCTTCATACTTTACAATTCAACAATACTGGAATTGCGATGAAAGATTCAATTAATATTAATTCTTTTAAAAAACAAACTAAAAAACAATCGGGTAATTGTGGAGTGTTGTTTTTAAATTGTGACATATTAAGAAAAAATCACTTTACGAATAAATGTATTGAACTTTGTGAACAACATCCAAACTTACATGACCAAGAGATTATAAATGTGTATTGTGATGGAAATCATACGAAATTGGAAGTTAATTATAATATATTCTACAATCAAGATTCAAATTTGTTAGACAAATTTAAGAACAATTTCATATTTCATTTCGCTGGTAATAAGAAACCATATCACGAAATTATTCCTCATTATCAATATTTGTGGGATAGAAATGGTATACAAAAAGAAACAAAAATAAATTTGGGTGTTTTACATTATGCACACGATGAAATCAAGACAGCATCCACGAACATTGGTGACTATGTACAATCCTTAGCCACTTTGAATTATTACAAAAAATACATTGAAACTCATTTTGATGTAACATTTGAAAATTTTGAATCATTCTTAGATTTAGCACTTCGTAATGAAATAAAACATGTGAATTTCGTATTCATAACCAGAGATAACATTGGGAAATTAAAAAATTATTATGGATATGATAAAATATTATTGGTAATGAACGGTTGGTGGTTACATCCTACGAATAAACAAATATTGTTCGAAATACCCGACAATATTATTCCCTTGTTCATATCGTTTCACATTAGTAATCAAGGGTTATTAAACAAACCATTTATTCATATTTTCAAAAAGTATGAACCGATAGGATGTCGTGATCAAAATACGATGAAATTGTTGAATTCGAAAAACATAAAAACATACTTTAGTGGATGTTTAACAATAGGAATCGACNTTTTTAATTGGGATGACATATTAGCAGATAAAGTAGATACATTATTTGTAGATGTTAAGGACAACAATCGTAAAATAAAACACATTAGTCATGAATCTTCGTCATATAAGAACATGCATTATACAAACGCTCTGAAAATAGCTTTCGAATTATTGAAAACTTACTCGAAGGCAAAACATGTAACTACATCTAGATTGCATTGTTATATGCCGTGTTTTGCGATGAACATACCCGTAACATTGATTTCTCCTTCAAATAACAAAAAGCGGGATTGGGGTCCACCAAATAGAATGACAGGACTCGTAGATATTGTTAATAAAGACAACAAAGATTTTTACATTTCGCTCCAACAATCTACTATTTTCAAATTCATTAAATCGAATACACATACCGTATAACATTCATCAACACACTCTTGTCTTCGAAGTTCATGTCATGTCCCTTGTTTTTCGCTTCAACAAGTGTTGCTTTTTTATTGTGATTGGCAACCAGTCCTCTAACACTCTCTATTTGTTCGTTTTGATCCTGAGCTCCATGCACAAGAATCAACGCATTCTTTTTGTTCGCGTCAATCACCCGGGTCAAATACACCGCTCCGAACAAGAGTATTTTGCCCTTGTATTTGCCATGCGCCTCCTCCAACAACCTAGCGACCAACTCCGCTCCTCTCGATCCAGCGACGATGAGCGTCGGCTTTATGGTTTCGATTGTGTTTACGAATTTGGTGAACGATTCA